AAGTCAACACCATTTATTTTGATGAAGCGCACAATTCTGTCCAGCGTAATTTCTTCCCTGCCACTGAACATTTTTCTGCTGACGCTGACCGCTGCTATTTTTTCACTGCTACTCCTAAACACTCTCTTACCGTCTTCAAACCTGGGATGAACGATGGTGATGTTTATGGTCAAGTGATCTGCAATGTTCCTGCACCTAAGTTGGTTGAAGAGGGTTACATTCTTCCTCCAAAGGTTGTTGTGAAGCAACTCCCTCAGGGTGAATATCAGCAGTCTGATGAGCAGAACTTGATTGAGACTATTGATGACAATTCTCTCAACAAAATCCTGATTGCTGCACGTTCTACTAAACAGATTGTGCGCCTTGTCTCTCAGACTGACTTCTGTGTTCAGTTGCGTGAGCGTGGTTACAACTGGATGTATATTACTTCCAAGACTGGTGCTATCATTAACGGTATCAAAGTTTCCCGTGAAGAGTTCTTCAAGACTCTGAATCAGTGGGGACAAGATGACACTCGTTTTGTGATTATGCACCACTCTATCCTTTCTGAGGGTATCAATGTCAAGGGTCTTGAAGCAGTCCTGTTCATGCGTAATATGGACTATATTGGTATCAGTCAGTCAATCGGGCGTGTGATCCGCCTAGGTGGTGTTGAGAAGACTTTTGGACTGGTATGTGTACCTGTCTTTGATAAAGTTGGTATCGGCACTGCCAAGAGCGTTCAGGCAGTGGTTGACACTGTGTTTCAGCAGGGTGAACCTGCAATCTCTGTTGTTCGTCGCTGAATTATCATGAAGTGCAAAGTTACTTTGTTCAAGGCAGGCACAGTTTTTGCTGAAACTGTTGTTGCCATCGATTATGAAGATGCCAAAAAGGTTGCACTCGCTCGCAACCCTGGTTGCACTATTGTAAGTGTTACTGCGGTATTCTAATGGGATTTCTAAAACCTTTCGTTCCTCATCCCTCTATTCTTGATCCTAAACCTAAAGATCCTTTAGGTTATGTAACCAATGATGGAATGTGGGCAGCAGTTCCCTGTGGCAAACAGTTCATCATTATACATAATGGGAGTCAAGTAAAGGTATTGAATACCTACAAACAGTCTGTTGATTTTATCAACAACCAACGCAAAACCATTAAAAAGAAGTCACGCAAATGACCGATAAACAAACCAAACGTAAAGATGCCTTCTTCATCTTTTATGAAAGTGTACTAAAACCTGATCATGAACTTCGTCAGTATGCTCACGATGAGGAATGTTATCACGAGTTGATGGAGTGGAGAGGGGAGATTGTTGAATATCTTGATCGTCGTAGAAACGAGGAGTTCCAGTAATGGACTCACACATAGTTCTTTTGGGACTATTTGCGGTAGTAGCATATATCATCGTAACTGATGAACGTGCTGCTGCCGCTTTTGTGTATGTTTCAAAGTTAGCAAATACTAAAATAAAACGCCACTGGTGGTGGTTGACTAACAATCCTAAAAATCCTGTGGTAAAATATATGATATATCGTCGTTCTTTGCGATTAGCTAAGGAATTGATGGTAGAAATAAATAAAGATAAAGAGACATAAATTTATGTTATCTACTGCATACCGCCTTCGTCTTGAATCTATTTGCCGTTGTATTGCAAACAAGGAACAAGTTCCTCTGGAAGATATGATCTGGGCAGAGAAACTTGCTAAGGCACATACTCTCGCTAGAGATTGGTTGAACAAAGCACGTCGTCAAGCGGCACAAGATATTGAGGAAGGTAGTATGGATGATTTTATGAATAAGATGGGATTAGGAGACCCCGACCCATCTAATTACAAAACGGGGTTTGATGGTGCTGATGAAATCGTTGATTGGTTTCAACGTGATAAACCTGATGATTGGAGGCAACGTGACTAAGTTTTTGATGTTTACAAAAGAATCTTGCGGACCCTGTGGTCTGGTCAAGAAATATATTACTGCTCTTAAAGATGAGCGTGCGAGTGTTATTCAAGAGGTTTATCTTGATGACTTCAGTAATGAACCTATCCCTGAAGAGAATCTTGCACTTGCCAAAAAGTATGGTGTGACTGCTACTCCAGTTCTTGTTATTGCCGATGGTGATGGAGAACTTTTAGAAACATATGTTGGTGGGATGCCTATCACTCAAAACATTCGTAAGTTGTGGACAAAGTATGATGTCTGAAAAGATCACACCAGAAACATATGAAAAGATGAACGAAGAGTTCATTGAAGAAGGTCTTGCCTTTAGGATTATAGTTCCGACCCAAGAACAAATTGACGATTGGATTGAAAGGAGTAATAATGCTAACTAATTGTACCGTCATTGATAAAGACGGAAAAGTTACCGATTACGTCTGGGACGACCAGAAGAAAACTATGGTAGAAGGAAGAGTAGAAAAAGAAATTCCCTGGAGTGTACTGCATCAAATAGCAGATGGATTAAAGGGAAAATTAGTTCACATTACCTGTGTAGATCACACAGGTAGAGACTACAAAAGAATCGTTATCGAATACGAGGAGGAAAAGTAATGGACGCAGTAATCTATTCTAACGGCAATCAAGAGTGTGAACGTGCTAAAATTCTTTTAGAAAAACTCAACTTTCAGATTCAAGTATATAAATTAAATCAACACTTCTCTGAAAGAGGTTTCGTTGAAGAGTTTGGCGAGGAGGCAGAATACCCACAAGTTAATGTTGGTTTCAGACATATTGGTGGGTTGAAAGAAACACTCAACTTTATGAAAGAGCACGGGATGTTCGATGACGTATGAAGAATTTGTGGCAAAGGGTACTAAATTCTATATGAAGATGGTGACCCTTATTGCTATAAAACACGAGTATCGTATGAAGTTTACAGATGAGGAAAAACAAATAAATCAATACCTCTTAGAATTTCAAGAGAAAATGAAAATAAATGAATTGAGAGATAAGTTTCAAAAGTGTTGGGAGATTAAGGAATGAAACCATTAGTCCTTATTGCTTGTCTATCACCGATAGCAATCATTTGGATAGTAATGAAATTAAGTGTTTGGATCTTTGCAGTCAACGACGAACAGAACTATGTCAAAGCAGAATCCAAAAAACCACACGGACCTTATGTGGCAAATGCATATGAAGATGTTGATGAAGAGGAAGAGGAGTATGGAGATCGCACAGACTATCGATAATGCACTCTATGAGTGGTATTCTGAACGTGGTTTAGAAGTCCCACAATGGAGAATGAAAAAAGATCCTGATTGGTGGATAGAATACCTAAAAAAACTTGGTCTTGACGAAAGGAATAGATAGTGCTATGATACGACCATAATAAACTTGCATCATGGACTACAAACCCTATTCACCAGAGTGGCACCGTAAAAGGTACCTAAAGGAGGCGTTGGATAAGTATTTTGATGATTATGTTGAAAATGAAGTCATCTATAATGATATGATAGATATTCTTTCCACAAGAATGTCTGCTGCTATAGATGAGGTAAATAAAGTTATGGATCTTAAGGATAAATTTAAGTTTTCATGAACTTTATTTTAAGTATTCTTTTTGCAGTTACTTTGTGGGTTCAAGTTCCACAGTGGGATGATGATTGGAGTAATTGTGCTGTTGATGTTCCTGATACATCTTGCCACTGGTATATTGTTAATGCCGACAACACCTTTGGAGAGGGATTCGACTGGGAAACTGCACCGTGGTATTCAATAGAAGGTCTCTTAGACATTGCAAATATCCACGATAGTGTGTTAGAATCAGGGCATCAATACACTATGGAAGCACTCCAAGATGGAACTAATCCGTCCTGATGATCCTCAATACTTTGAGCAATCATCGTATGAAGACTATGACCGTCACCATTACAAAGTTGTAGGTAAGAATGGTGAAAGTATTGTAGTCGAAGATTATATGTCGGCACAAGAAATCTGGTGGAACAGAAAGGTGTTCCTCTCACATATTGAAGTGCTTGATAAACCTAAAAAGAAGAGTAAAGGATTCAAATGAGTGTCCAGTTTCGTAAACATCGGGTGTTTCGTGAGACACCCGCAGTTGTATTCTATGATATTAGTGTAGATGATTCAAACGCATCTGATCTTGTGGTACACGAAGGACCAGCAGTTTCACCACCAGATGATGTCATCGGTGCAAAACAGTTCTACATCCACCATCATCAAGTGGACCATAATCGTGTCCTCTCAGGTGAAAGAACGTTTGA